CAAGAAAGAGATTGAGCGCGTTAAAGAAATCACTAAAGACAAGAATCTCAAGAAGTCACAAGAGAAACTTGCGGATATTGGTAATAGGATTTGTAAAGAGCATGAAGCGTGGTCAAAGCAGACACTTCCCAATAGAAAGAACCTTACACAGTTAAACGAAATGCTTGAGGGTGTGGTTGAGGAAACCAACTTCCCCTTTGAAGGCGCTTCTAATATAACTATATCTTACGCCTCTGGTATGGCGAGGACTTTTAAATCAACATTCAATAAAACCGCCTACCAAGACCCTGATATATTTACCGCAGTAACAAGAAACAAAGAACTTATAGAACAGCTTGATGATATTGAAGAAGCTGTAAATTACTCATTTCATAGTGAATGCAATGGTTTGGATATTCTCAAACAAGGTACTATTCCTTGCCTACGAGACGGGACTCTCATATTGTCTGGCTTCTGGGACCGGCAGATAGAGAAATGTTCCGATTGCAAATCATATAAGACATTCACAGATTTCCAAGCGGACTACCCCAATGCCATGACAGCTGGGATTTCCGAGCAAGAGTATCAGGAGGTTGCTGATGCATTTATCATATCAGACGAAAACGAGATTATTTGTAACTTCCAGTATGATAATATCCTATACGATGGTCCAGCTTATGAAATAATACCTCTTTCTAGGTTTGTTTATTACCCTACTCACTCTACCCGCATTAGGGATATGAAGATGTATGGTAAGGAATATTTCATAACACCTGATAAGCTTAAAGAGGGCGCAAAGCGAAAAGAGTATTATCAAGAGTCTGTTGATAAGCTTCTTAACCTTAAACCCTCTGGCGAAAACGATTTCTGGTCTTCTTCAAAGAACTTCATTGAAAAGATAACTAAACCCAAGCTTGAAGAAGAACGCCCATTTAAGATTGTTGATGTTGTTTGGAAGGAAGACCTTGATGGTGATGGCATTAAAGAGAAGTATCTGGTTACTTTTAGTGCCGAACACAAAGGCGTAGTCCTTGCTTTCAGAAACTACCATATTCGCAATAATACCGATTTTTGTGTTGATTTCCGTTTAGCGGCTCGGGAAGACCGCTTCCTTGGCATTTCCCTTATTAATGAGGGTCAGGACAAGTTTAAGCTCCTTGACGCTATCCACCGCAATCGTAACAACGTCCGTATGCTTACCACAAGCCCCATACTGCTTGTTAATAAGCAATACAAAGAGGACATTGACCTTTATAGGGCCGAAAGCATTATAAAGCCCGGATGCACATTCTTTGTGGATGATGTTGATAAATCCATGAAGCAGATGACTTTACAGGACCTTTCTCGTTCTAATGACAATCTTGACGAGGAAAACCAGCTTGTTAGGTATCTTGAGTTCTGCCTTGGGCCTACACAAGCGATGTCTGGTAAGGAAACCCAGAGTGACCCTCGCGCACCTATGGGAAAGACAATAGCCCTGCTTCAACAGGCTAATGGGAGAATAGATGATTACTTGGACGAATTTAGGCGCTCGATACCCGATTTGGCAAAGCTTCACTGTGCCTTGCTTGCACAATTCGGTCCAGAACAAGTTAAGTACAATATAGAGCAAGATGGCGAACTTACAGTAAAAGAGCTTGATAAATCTATTCTTTTCAAGAACGATATAATCTGGCAAGCCAAGAGGCGTTCTGTTACGCTTTCGCCGGAATTCGCTTTACAAAGGCTTGGTGGATTGATACAGGTTTATGCCCAACTTCTTCCTTTGCTTACTCAACAAGATACTAAAGCTATAGAGCTTTGGAACCGCATGGTAATTGCAAGTGCAGAGCCACAAAAAGAAAAATTAATGATTCAAATTCAACAGACATTGCCGGGACAAGCTCCTCCGGGTAATCCGATAGAGCAGATGCTTAAAGCTCAGGGCGGTGGTATCCCAAATATCCCACAAACAGCAATGTCTACTTCACCTAATTCACCACTTAATAAACTAAATAATGGTTAGAAAATGCGATATTTGTGGTAAAGAGTATAATCTAGCCAAATGGGAATATGAATCTGGCAAGAGAAAATATTGTTCTAAAGAATGTAGTTCAATAGGATTTAATAAAAAAGTTTCAGGTATTGGTAAGTATGGCGGTAAAATAACTTGTAAATGTGAATTTTGTGGTAAAGAGTTTCTAGCTCGTAGGTATCAAGTTTCTCGTGGTAAAGGTAAATTTTGTTCTCGCTCATGCACTTCTAAATCTTTCAAAGGCGAGAAAGCCCATAACTGGAAAAACGGCGCGGTTACTGGTGTGGATTTTATAAGAAAAAGCATACAATATAAAGAGTGGAGACAGAAAGTATTTATAAGAGATAGATTTACTTGTCAGATTTGCAATGATGACACTGGCGGTAATCTCCATGCCCACCACATAAAGAAACTTTCTGTGTTACTCCAAGAATGTTTAGATTATATGCCTCTTTTTAAGATAGAATTATCTGCCATGCTATATACTCCATTATGGGATATAAGTAATGGGAGAACTTTATGCAAATTGTGCCACAAACAAGTGCATAAACATATTTAGTCTTGACAACTTGTATAAAATATAGTAATATATTAATTCGGAAGGAGACAACATGATAAAACATACAGACGTACAGCTTGAACGGGTCGCTAACAATATAACCAGAGTTAAAGAGTACCTATCTGAATTGAATGAATTGCAAGCAACAGATACTACTACTTTCTGGAAAGCGTTAAAAAAGATTATAGTAAAAGCAAAAACTGCTCATACTGAAAAGATAATGGATATTCTTAAACAAAAAGATATTCTTCCACCTGAAAATAGTCATCTCGATATGAAGTTCCTTGGCGGAGCTGTAGCGGCTTACGACGAGGTTCTTAATATGGTTGACAGAAACACCGAAGTATGTGATGAAGCAAATGCAAGGTTGCACGAGCTTAAAGAAAACTACGAAAAGATTAAAACCAACATAGAACTACAATAACGGAGGAACACAATGCCCAAAGATAACAAAGAAGAAATTAATGCAGAACTTGAACGGCAAGCTGAAGAGCGCCGCAAGCAGGCTGAAGAGAATAGGGCCATGCTTGAGGAACAGCGCAAGCTTTCTCGTGAAACCGCTGAAAGGGCCGCTAAAGCAGAAGGTATGCTTGAGGCCGTAAAAACATTCCAGCAGATGCAGGCTACTAATGGTGGGAAGAAAGAGTGGTCGCAGGCTGAGTGGGACGAGTTTAAAGAGAAAACTGGTATAGGCAAAGAAGCTATTGTTGCTATAGACAATGCCTTCGGCGCTAAACTGGCTGATGTTGAAAGGACTTATAGCGAAAGGGCTAGTAAGGCCGAAGAAAGGGCCAAACAGCTTGAAAATCGCTTTCAGGACATGGAAAAGACCAAGTCTTACGATAAAGCCAAGTCTGATTACCTTCGTAATAAGCCCCAGTTTGCTCGTTATGAGAAGGATATAGACGATTTTTTGAGTGATTACCCCGCTGAAATGCGTAATGACCCTGAAAAGTCAAAAAAGCTGTTTGAAAAGGCGGAGATTTTCATTAAGGGTAAGGTCGGGAGCAATGAAATGCGAAAACCTGCTGGCGGTTCTGAGAGATTCGGTTCTGGTGACGATACTACTACCGATGAACCTATTGAGCTGGACTTTTCCGACCTTCGTTCGCATGAAAGGGCTATGATTGAGAAGATTATCCCTACTAAAGAGCGCGAACAGCTTCTTAAGGACAATAAACATGACCTTAAGGGCGATATGGGTGTGATGATTAACACTCGTAATGAGTTTGAAAAGTATAATAAGAAATGAAACCCGTAGAACCTGTAAAGAAACTGGCTAAAAAAGGCAAAGTACCTGTTAAGGTTGTAAAACAACAGGTAAAAATGGGCAAAAAGGTTGAAAAAGAACATACTGATAGCCCAAAGAAAGCTGAAAAGGTAGCAAAACAGCACGTTTACGAGCGTCCTGATTACTACACCCAGCTTAAGAAGATGGAAAAGAAGCCAGTTAAGATAAGTGGGAAGGAAGATTGGAAGAAATATGCCAGCAGAAAAAGATAATGGCGTACCAGCAAATCCAATATCAGAAAAAGACCCTAGAGGTTTTACTGAGTCGTTCCCAACTGAAACTAGAGGTGATGGACTTATCAGGCCGAACAACGCCCGGACAGGCGCGGCGCAAGGTAAGGGTGGTTGGAAGAAAAAGGTTCGTTGCCAGCAATGCGGGTTTTTGATGGATGTAAACAAAGTGGACTATTCTGGCGGTTCACTTGATGGTCAAGGTGCGGCGGGTGCGGTTACGATAAGTGCAGATGTTGGCACTTTAAGTAATGGTGGCACAACAGACGACGGGATGACAAACGATGTGGGAGAAGCTAACACCCACAAGGTTGGTGAACAAGCTTACAAGAAAAACGCAGGTTGCCCGTTCTGTTTTAGTAAGAATGGTTCAAAGTCAAAGAACGTGACGTTTGCACCGACACCTAGACCGAAAGTTGGATTTTAAACAACTAGATTTTACTACATAGAACCACACGAAAAGATTTACTATTATTTGGATAAGGACAAAAAAATGCAAGTAATAAATTCGTTGAAGTCGCGTCTTATACGGCTTCCTGTGAATAGCGCGGTTGACCTTGTGGCTGGTTCCCTTATGATAAGGGGCACTACCGCAGAAACCGACCTTGGCACAGTAATAGTGAATGCCGCCGCTAGTGCGGCTGGGTATGTTGGTATCCTCGCTGAAAAGCACACTTATGCTACACAGGGTTCTGCTCTTGTCGCTGGGGCTGTGCATAGCGCAGTTATCACTGGGGCTGGTGGTGCGGCTTGGTTCGCCCCCGCTGGTGGTAACCCGGATATCTTCCCTTCCAGAAAGATTGAACTTATAGAGGGCATGACCCTTTGCAAGATTCCTTATGCTCTTTCTGGTTCTGTTTCTGCTTCTAGTTCTACAACTACTGTCACTGTGTCTTCTCTTGAAGATAATATTGACACTGGGTTCCTGTACAGCTATGGCGGGACAGGCGCGGCTAAAGGTGAGCTTCGCTTTATTGCCACTTCTGCCGCTGGTTCTTGTGTTACTAGCAATGCTTTTACCACAATGGCTACAGATTATGTTGTGAAGATTCTTCCTCTTCTTCATGGCTTGTTTGTGCTTACAGTAGGTAACACAACTACTCCTACGAAGATTGATACAACTGCGGCGGCTGGGGCTGGTCGTCTTATACAGCTTGAGCGTCACATTGTTCGCAATGGTGCGGATGAAATGATGGACCCTTATGCGCATGGCAACCTTTCTGGCCTTGATGACCGTGGTCAGCTTGAGTTTTATGGCGTATTCGGTCTGTGTTCCACAGTGTTCTCTCCGCTGTCGTAATTTTTGGTATAAAGGAGTAATAAAATGCTTACTGCTGGTAAATGGCCTTCGATAGTACAAAAAGACCTGAGTCTGATTTTCCTCGACCAGTATCGCGACTTCCCGTCGATGATACCCCTGATGTATCGGTTCAAGGACGCAGAACAGGCTGTAGAGTATGACCTGGAGACGGGCGACAGCGGTGTCGTGCCGGAGTTCACAGGGGAAATTTCTTATGACGACATTAACGAGGGTTATAAGAAATCGGTTTCGGAGCGTGAGTATGCGTATGGTATTAAGATTACCCGCCGCCTGCTTCGTAACGACCTCTATGGCGTAATTCAGGATAAGACAGCTTCGCTTGCTGATTCTTTCCGCGCCCTTCGTGAAACTCGCGGTGCGTATCCGTTCAACAATGCCTTCGGCACGTTCACAGTTGGTGACGGCCTGAGCCTTTGTAATGCGGCCCATACGTCCAAGGTTGGCGGTGCGAATCAGTCTAACGCTG